TTACGTCAGGTGCGTAACGTTCTGGTCGCGCATCGGGGTTGGACGCGCGGGGTTGAGCTGAAGGTCGGTGAGGTCGAAGCGGAGGTGCACGGTCTCCTGGGTGGTGCGTTCGGGCAGCAGGAGATCGCCGCGGCGATCGCTGGGGTGCGGGCGAAGCTCGACGATCTGCGGGATGCGCTGGTTCAGGTCGTCGAGCAGTTGGACCAAGCGATCGCCCACCACTCTCGACGGCCCGGCTCAGCATCGACCAGCGGATCAGCGTCCGTACCGCCTGCTCCGGCAAAGCCGCCCGCGCCGGATCGCGGTCAGAAACGGCCTGAGGTGGAGAACCAGCACGGTGATCGCTACCCCGAGGAAGCGAATCCCTACCATGACATGCTTCAGCGTCGGGTGATCCGGGGTTCGGGGATGCCCATCAGCGGCTGGGTGCAGCTCGATGGAAAGCAGACCGGCGAGATCACCGCGACCCGGTCCGATCCGTGGGCTGAAGAGTCGCTGTCGCGGATGGAGGAGTTGGATCCCCGGCGGGCGGCTGGCTTGGCCCATCACGTGGAGATGAAGGTGATCGTCATGATGGTTGCCAGCGGTTCCCGCCACGGCCAGGTGATCATCAATCACGCGCCGTGTGGGTCGGAAGTCGGGGACCTTCCGGGCTGCCATACGTCGATCCCCCGGTGCCTGCCGGAGGGTCGTACGCTCACGGTGCTGGGGACTGACCGGAACGGTGATCCGTTCAAGCACACGTACCACGGGAAGGCGAAGTGGTGACCGACCAGACGCCCATCACCCATACCGGCTTCATCGCGCGGGACGAACTCTCCGACGACGTCGACGTGGTCGGAGAGGTGATGGGGCTCAACGCGGGTGGAGTGAATGTCGGGTGGAGCTGGGAACTCGGTGAGACCCGGCCGAACCCCGATGCGGAGGATGAGGAAGAGGGGCCGACGCTGGCGTTCGGCGTGAACAACGCCGTCGGCTTCCTCCAGTGGCACGACGGTCGCGAAGTGCTTGTTCCGGTGCTCGGGACCAACGACGAGTGGGTGGAGTACTTCGTGGCGGGGTTGCACTCGACGAACGTCCGGCCGCACGCCGAACTCCCGGTTGAACTGGTGCTGGCCGCGGTAGTCGAGTACCTGGACACCGGTGAACGACCGACGTGTGTGGAGTGGAAGGCCGGTGCATCGCTGAGGTCGTTGTTCAGCTAGACCGATCCTGGTGCGGACATGGCTAGAGCCCCCCGGCATGACGATGCGCCGGGGGGCTCTGTACTCATGCCGTGGCGGACTTGCGTCGCCGTGATGTGGACTGGCTCGCGCTGAACGTGGGCGCGGTTGTCACCTTCCGCTCAGCAGCGGCCCGACCCCTGGGCTTGCGGGCGACGGGCTCTTCCGCCGGGGGCGTGGCGTGGTGTTCCTCGAACTTCTGGACCACCGAGCGGGGCAGCCGACCCCGGTCGGAGACCTCCAAACCGTTCGTACGTGCCCACTCGCGGATGGCCCGGAGCTGTTCACGATCGACGCGGGCGGGAGCGCCGCCGACGCGCGCGGCCACGGTGGCCCTTCGTCCGCCCGTGCGGCGACCGGCGGAGACGTACCGCTCCAGCTCTGTGCGGAGACCGTCGGCGTTGTCTTGGGACAGGTCGATCTCGTAGCTCACACCGTCCAAGGCGAAGCGGACCGTCTCGTTTGCCTGGCCTCCATCAAGGTCGTCGACCAGTTCTTGGATGACTCGCTGAGCCATGCCTTCTTCTCCCCAGTGTCGAAAAACAGGACAGGTGATCAGGCTAGCGTTTCCGTCGCCGTGATCAAGTGGGACACACTCGCAGGGAGAACGCCCACAGCACAAGCGGTATCCCGTGCCGTGACTCGTCAAACATCGTCAAGCTTCGTTCCGGAACGCGTGCTTTTACTGTAATGAAAGGAAAGCGTGGTTCGCGGACGCGCGGAGACCATCCCGGACCACTCCATGTTCGTATGCGGTACGGGATTCTGTTCGGCTCACATCGGGGGGTTGTAACTTCCGGTCAGTCCACCTCTCCGGCGATCCACCGTGCGGCGGTCATCACACGGGAGCAGTCGGCATCGCGGCCAACGATCTCCAGGGCCAGCAACAGGGCCATGGCGCGTGAACCGGGCTGGGGTGTCGTTGGTGGACTAGCCCGGTCGGGGTCGGATGGTTGGGCTTCGACGTCTGCGGCGACGGTCGCCAATACCGCCGCGAAGGCGTGGGTGTCGTCGGTGTCGAGTACGACAGAACGCCACTGGTCGCCGCGGTCGGCCGTCAGCAGGACGCGATCGTCGTCGACGGAGGGGCCGACGTGAATCGGGCCGACGCGTCGGTGTCGTCGCTGGTGGAGTGCCTGCGTGCAGGCGTCGGCGAGCGCTCGAGCCTGGTTGGTGGTCAGCAGCAGTTCGACGGTGCTCGCGCTGCCGTCGGTCTCGCGGAGGACCACCAAGACCCGGTTGGGGTGTACTGCCACGCCGATGTGGTCGTTGGGTTCCTCAGCGCACCGGAAAACGTGCATTGTCGGGTCCTGGTCAATCCGTGAGGCCGGACAGGGCGCGGAGCGTCTGGAGTGCCTTCGTCTTCGTCTTGGACACTGTGGACTGGGCGATACCCAGCACGCGACCTGTCTCGACCTCCGAGAGAGCGGGACCGCTGAAGCCGAACAGGCACCCCAGGACTTCGCGTTCACGGCGGCTCAGGTGCGTCGACTCGAGCAGAGCGCGCGCTGTCGCGATGATCTCCACTCGCGCCAAGTCGTCGGGACCACCCGGATCGGACATCGTGTCGGCGAGGCTGTGGCGGTCCCCGGCCGCCGACTCCCACGTCTCTGTGGGGGCGAACATGCTCCGGTGCACTGCCCAGAAGGTCTCCAGGCGCCAAGCGAACCGCTGCTGGGCGTAGGTCACTGCCGCCATGACGTCGTACTCCCCGTCCGAGTCGGCGGTGTTGCGCAGCGCTTCGCGCAACTTCTGGGCCATCCGACCGGTATCGGTGGGGCGGCCGGGCCGTTGCGTGCTGGCCACGTTGAGGAGGTGACGCGCGATCACCCGTCCGATGTAGGTCCCGACGGTGCCCCCGTCGCCGTTGCGGATGACTCCGGCCCGCGCGTCCCGAATCAGCCGTTCGGCGCCTTCCTGGTGCAGGTCTTCACGGTCGAAGGCGGAGCTGCCGACGGCCCCGGCGGCGACGCGGTCCAGCTCGCCCGCCACCCGCAGGTACAGCGCGGTCTCGGCGGCGCGCTCACCGCGTTCGACCGCGGCGACCAACGCGTTTGTCTCGCGCGCGTCAGCGAACGCGTGTACCGCGACACCGTTCCCACTCAAGGCTCGGAGCATCGCGGGCATTGCGGCGGACTGATAGGCGCCGGGGCGGTGGCGGCTGAGCCCGCCCCGAAGACTGTCACCGAACGTGATCGTTCGTGTGCACATGACCTGATCTGTCATCCCCAGCTCCCCTTGACTGCCAGGGGCGCCCCCTGACCTCCGCCGACCCCCGACGCTACACAAAGATCCTTGCGTGGGGTCGAGTAGTTGACGCGCCGGTACAGCGCTATGACCTGCAAAGACATATGTCGTTGTAACGCTCCGATCCGATCGTTGATCGCCATCGCGGCCGGTCACGCTCGCCCGACGCGAAGCGCGCGCCAGACCTGCCGGTGCCTACCGGCAAGTAGACGGCCGCTCTTCAGGTGATCTATGTCTCACAAGATCGGTTGGGTTGCGGGTGCCGGTGCACGTGCGACCCCGCTACGTGATCAACGGTCGTGGTGTCCCGCCCCGTGTGGGCGCGCTCCGCGGCGACGGCATGATGCAAGGCGAGCTGGAGATGAAGCGCGGCCTGGATCGCCGCGACCCGCATACTCTCCAGGTGCGCGGAACTGTCCTGTTCGGCGCGCGCCAGCACGTGAGCCTCCACGGGCCGCGATACCCCGGTCACCACGACCGCCGGAACGGCCTGGGGGGTCTGGTCGGCCACGGCTTGAGCGATCTGCGCCCACCCGGCGAAGCGCTTTGCGCTGATGAGCAGCCGGGTCGCGATCTCGGGGAACGCGGCACTGCGCAGGGACGTCGTCATAGGGCCTCACGTTTCGTTGTGCACGCTGGCGGCCAGTTCCTCGGCTCGCAGCAGGTAGTGAATGGCGGCGCGGAGCACGTCCGCGTTCTCCTCGAGCAGCCCGATCGCGGTGTTGCAGGTCAGGCAAAGCAGGGCACGCACGTAGCCGGTGGCGTGGTCGTGGTCGACCGCCAGACCGCGCGGAAGTTGGGACTCGTGGCGGTCGCAGATGGCGCACCGGTAGCCCTGCCGCGCGCGGAGTTGGTCGACGGTGCCCGCGGTGATGCCGTAGCGCGATCGGTAACGCTTGTCACGCTCGTGGTCGCGGTTGATCAGCCCACGGGCAACTGCATCGACCCGCAACGCGGCTCGATAGGCGCGGCGGCATGGGACGCAGTAGGGATGGCGTCCGTCCGGGCGACTGGGGTCCTTGTGGAACTCGGCGGGATCGCGTGGGGTACCGCACCTGACGCATGTCTTCATGTCGCCGCCAGTTCCGCCCACAGGGCGGCCGTGGCCTCCGCTTCCCCAGCGGTTCGAGCCGACAGCCGCCCCGGCAACCACACTCGCAGTGGCGTTGCCGACTTGCTCAGGTTGCAGGGAGAGCACGCCGGGACGACGTTCCACGGTGCGTCGTCGCCGCGGTCGGCAAGCGGCCACAAGTGGTCGATGTGTTGGCTCCGTCCTGCGCAGTACAGGCATCGGTCGCGGTAGAGGCGACGCAGCCACGGAAGGTCGACGACCAGGGCGTGCGCCTGGTTGTCGCATGCGCGTGCCTTGTGCCCGCGGGCGCGCTGTCGATCGCGGTAGTTCGGGAAGACGCGCCATGCCTGGGCGGCGAACTCGACGAAGTACCGCACGGCTGTCGTACTCGCGGCGTTCAGCACGGCTTCGACCTCACACGTGAGTGCGGCGGTCGACTCGGGTAAACCGTGGAGGGTGTCGGCGCGTAACGCGGCGTGGTGTGCTCGACTGGCCTCGATCAACAAGCTGAGATCGCCGTAGCTCTGAAGGGTGGCGGCGCACTCGGCACGGCGACGTCGTTTGTAGAACTCACTCGAATGGTTGCCGCACAGCCAGAATCGCCTTCCCCGCTCTCCCACTACCGACCGGACCCGCTCCAGAGATCCACATTGGACGCACTGCAACCCGGCACCTCCCCTTCGTCTCCGCTCATGCGGGGGCGCCGTAGAGCGATCCCCAGGACGTGCCCCCGACCTGTAGATCGGTGTCGAGTGGCACGCCCCGGAAGTCGGCCACGCGCATGGTGCGTTGGATCTGTTGCCCGACCTCCGCCGCGACCTCGCGCGGGGCGGTGAACAGCACTTCGTCGTGGATCGGCAACCGCATGTAGCCCGTTAAGCCCTGGGCGTCCAGCTCCACCAGGGCCTGGGCCAGTACGTCGCGTGCTGCGCTCTGGATGAGGTAGTTCACCGCGGCGTAGGTCCGCCGTCGGTCCAGAGGGATGACCCGCCCGGAGGGTGTGACGACCTGACGGCGGCCGTAGTCGGCTCGCTCGATCAACCGGCGGGAGAACCGACGAACTCCCCGGTAGAGCTGGTCGTACTGGCGAACGGCGCCGGTCACCTCAGCGAGCGGTGCACCTGTTTGGCGTGCCAACGACACGGCCCCGCCGCCGTAGACCTTTCCAAAGTTGATGCTCTTCGCCACCTTGCGGTGGAACGGGGTGAAGTCTGTGCCGTAGAGGAGTCGCGCTGTGACGTCGTGAAGGTCCTGACCTTCGATGATCGCCTGCATCATCGTCTCGTCCTGCGACAGCGCGGCGAGAACGCGCATCTCCACGGCCGCGTAGTCGACCGCCCCCACGACCGCGCCGTCTTCCGCGATCACCGCCTGCCGGATCGTCCAGTCACTCGACGGGAGTTGCTGGAACGGCGGGCGGCTGATGCTCATCCTCGCCGTGCGTGCCTTCAGGCTCGCGATCTTGGGGTGGATGCGGTCGTGGGCATCACGACGCGACAGCATCGCGTCCACATAGGATGCTTGCCATTTGCTGGCGCGCTTGGCCCGCAACACGGCGTGCGCCAACGGGTTGGGTTCGCGCGCGCCGATCCTGGACCACGTCCGGTCAAGGTCGGCCAGTGGAAGCAGGACCTCTTTCCCGACCTTGAGGGCACCTTTCTCGGTGGTCTCGGTCAGCACCTCGCCCATGCCGGTCAGGGCGGAGGCGACCTGTGACGGTGAGTTGACCGACGTCACCCCGAACTCGCGCGCCGCGGTCGACCAGCGGTCCGACTCGCTCGCCAACCGTGTCCGCAGAGAGCGCAGATACTCCGGATCCACTCGGAGACCGGCCGATTCCATCTTCGCGCACACCAACGACACCGCGTGCTCGAACCTGCTCAGGCGCTGAAAGCCGCGTTCAGTGACCTCCCGGTGGAGCGAGGTGAACAGCCGGGACGTCAAGATCACGTCGAGACCGGCGTACAGGGTGTATGTCGGGTTGTCGATGGGGATCCGTGCCCACCCCGTGTCGGCCGTGTAGCCGAGTCGCCGGAACTCGGCGTTGAGGCCATCGGCGGTGTCGGGCGCCTGCGGGTCCACCCGGCGCGCACACAGCGACTTGAGCCCCAGTCCGGGGCCTCCGTCCTCGGGGCCTCGCGGATCGCACAGGTGGGCGAGTGTGGCTGTGTCGGTCACCCTCGCCCAGAGGTCGGACAGTTCGACGCCGGTCATGTGCCGGTCGGCGATCAACGCATCGAAGGTGGCGTTGTGGATGACGACGTGTGGAAGGGTCCGCAGAATCCCGGAGGCGACGTGTAGAGCCCGCCGTCCGTAGCCAGAAGGCACTGATGCGGTGTCGACGGGGATCACGTACGCGGTGGTCTCGTGTCCGAACTGGACTGTCCGGAGACGGAAGTCGGGAACGAACGCGTCCAACCCTGTGGTCTCGGTGTCGAACGCGATCGGCCGGTGGTGCTGTTCTGCCGCCCATCGCGAGACCGCAGTAAGGTCGTCATCGGTTTCGGTGATCCAGACGGTCACCTCTTCACTCGCGACTCGGTAGAGCTGACGCCGCACAGGCACCCCCAGGTTTGTGCGCATGGCAAACAGGCCGAACCGGTGTTGTTGCCGGTTCGGCCTGTGCCGCTTGTTCAGTCGGATTCGTCGGGGCGGGCGCGTCGAGCGCCCAGGATCACCACGCCTTTGTTGCGCCGCGTCACCCGGAGCTTTCGTCCTTCGAGCTGCTGGCGGAAACGGATCTTCCCCCAGCGGCGGACTTGTTCGACTTGTTCGCTCTCCACCCAGTCCTGGAAGGCGTTGAACGCGTCAGACAAGGTGATCTCGCCGCTCTCGTCCCGGACGAGCACCCCGGGCAGGAACCCGTCCAAGAGGTCCACGCTGCGTCGGTACTCGCGCACCGCGGCCATCACCGATTCCGGCTCGCGAAGCCCACCCCGGTACCACTCAGTGGCACCCCGCACGGCCCACGCGGCGATCCCCTGGGACTCGGTGAGCAAGTGCGCGGGCAGACCTGGGTCCTTGTCCGCCCCGAACTCACGAGTGAACGGGATCAGCCTGGTTCGGCGCCATACGCCTTCGTCCTGCCCCTTGATCTCGGGCTTGAAGTTGGTGGCCATCAGCAGCAGTGCTGTCGGGGTGAAGGTGAACTGGTTGCGGTACAGCTCTCGAGCGGTGACCGGGTCGCCTGCTGTGATCTGCTTCATCAGAGGCTCGTTCAGCCGCAGTCCGTCGCTCAGTTCCGACAAGATCCCCAGCCGAACGCCGCGTAACGCCGCTAGCGCGGGATTGGGCGCTCCCGAGTCGAAGTTTCGGGTGTAGGCGATCGCGGCTTGGCTCATGTGTCCGGTGATCCCGGCGAATACCCGCGACAAGGTGTTGGTGAAGACGCTCTTGCCGTTGCTCCCATGCCCATAGAGCAGGCCAAAAATGTGTTCCTGACTTTCGCCGGTGATTCCATAGCCGATCAAGCGTGCCATGAAGTCGGGCAGCTCATCGTCGCCGGGAAAGATCTCCGTGAGAAAGCGGTCCCAACGCGGGCACGTCGCGTCGGGGTCGTAGTCCAGATCGACCCACCGGGTTAGGCGGTCTTCGCGCCGATGTTCGCGAAGTTTCCCGGTCCGCAAGTCGACGGTCCCATTGCGAAAGGTCAGCAAGTGGTGACGGCTGTCGAAGTCATCCAGTTGGCTCGTGGTGAAAGTGCGTAGGTTATCCAGCGCCGCGCGGGTGCCGTTGTCCATGTGCATACGGCGGACCGAGCGGTACGCGGTGACGTAGTCCTCCGCTTGCTGCCGTTCCTCGCGGGTGCCGTTCTTGTCACCGCGCGGTAGCGACGCCAGTTCGTTGAAGAGCGCGTCGGCGACACGGTGGCCGATCGCGCGCTCTTGTGAGGGCACCATCGGTTGCCAGACGCGGCCGGTCCAGTACAGGAAGCCGACACCTTCGATGTGGACCGTGTCGCGCCCGACGACTTCGAGAGCCCTGCGCGCGTGGTCGATATCAGTCCCGTGCACCGGCCCCAGCCGTTTACGGCTTTGCCGGGCACCTGCGGCTCTGTCGCCAGCCTGCCACGGAGCGGCGTCACCGACAGCCTTGTGGAAGGCGCCGACGAACCGCGCCGGGTCAGCCTCCCGCCAGGCGGTGAGGTCGTCGGCACCGTCCGGAAGGCGTAGCACCCGTGCCGTGATGTTCAGCGCGGCGAGATTCGCTCCCAGCGCCCGCGTGAACTCCGCGCCCGCGTTGTCGTTGTCCCCGGCCATGATCACGTCGGCCCCGTCGGCGATGTTGGCAATTTCCCGGGCGGTCTGCGGTGATCGAGCAACCCCGGCCCCGCGAACCCACACGACGGTGTACCCGGTCGCGGCGGCTGCCAGTCCATCGCCTGGTCCTTCGCTGACGACGACGGTCGGATAGCTGTCGGGGGTGCGGAACACCCCCACGGCCGACCAGCGGCCTTGCTCGGGGCTGGCCAGGTTCAACCAGCGCCCTGGACAGTGTCCACTGAGGTCGCGTCCTTGCAGGCCGCGCGGCATCCCGGCCGCGTCCAGGGCTGGAACCACGAGCCGGGGAAAGCTGCGATAGCTGCGGCTTCGATAGTCCTGCGCGGGACCGACGCTCACCGACCCGTCGTCATGGCCCAGGCGCAGCGTGTGGGCCAGCTCCGCGTTCACCCCGAAACGCGTCATCGCGTAGTCGGCGCTGGGTGAGTCGTCGAACCGCGCCTGTGCCGCGCGCACATACTGAGCGAGCGCCGCGATCGCCGACGGCGGCAACTCGATGGAGGCCACGGAGGGAGCCGTGGGTGTGCCTTCGACGTCGAACAGGTCGGACTCGGAGAGGAAGGCGACGTCGAGAACGCGGTTCGTGGGGCAGCCCGCGCGGCAGTACACCAGCGCGCGGCCGTCGGCGGTCAGGCTGATGAACAGGCTCGGGTTGCTGTCGGTGTGGGCTGGGCAGGGAACCAGGAGACCGCCCTTCTCCGCAACCGCGGTCCCGGTTGTCCCGCCCAGCCGTTCCACCAGTCGGTCAATATGCACGCTGTTCCCCCATTCTCGCCTTACCGGGGGAACGTGGAATCACACGGCCTGCCCCCGGGCAGCGGACAAGACGCCTAATAGCTCGCGGATAGCCGTCTCGGCTTGCTGTGGCACCACGCCATTGCCGAGAAGCTGAATTACTTGGGCTCTGCTCAACCCGGGTACTGCGGTCACGAAACCGCTCGGGAGGCCCATCATCCATTCGTGGAAAGCTGGATTTGCCAAACCGTTGGGCGCGACAGGAGGCGGGGCAGAACGTGCGGCACCGCGCTCCCAGCTCGCTATGGCGTCAGACCACCTTCCCCAGTCCACACGCTCACCACGAACTCGCTCAGGTTCGCTCGCCCCTCCGCCGTGCGGCGTCGAGTTCCCGGAGTTCGATACCCGGCGCGCGTACCTTCCGACGCCCGTGGGGTCGGCAACCGCGGTGGCGGCGACGGCGACCACGAACAGCCGATCCCGAGTGTGCGGAGCGCCGACGTCGCTAGCTCGTACGCTTCCCCACGCAGCGTCAAACCCCAGCGCGGCCAGGTCTGACTGAACATCGCCGAACCCCTGCGATCGGTGCCCTGAGACGTTCTCCAAGATGACGAACCGGGGTCCAATAACGCGAATGGCTTCAGCGACAGCGGGCCACAAGTGGCGCTCATCATCAACTCCCCTGCGTTTCCCTGCGAGCGAGAAAGGCTGACACGGATAGCCCGCGACCAACACGTCCACGGGGTCGACCGATCGCCAGTCGACGTGTCGGATATCGCCTAGGTTCCGGGTGTTCGGCCAGTGATGGAGATAGGCCATCACGGCGGGCGCGGAAATGTCAGAGAACCATGACACGTCTCCGTCGAATACTGCCAGCGCAGCGAGATCAAGTCCGCCATAGCCCGAACACAACGACCCGATCCGCATCGCGCTCACAGCCACACCGCATAGACGATCAACCCCCAGACCGTCAGCGATACAGCGCACGCACCCAATAGATGGCGAAGCCTCACGTCACCAATCCCCCTATGTCGACGACAAAAGCCCCGGCGAGTGTCTGGTCAGACACTCGCCGGGGCGGCAGGGCAGCGTTTCAGTCGGTGTGGGACTCGAACCGGGTGAACTCCGGGCGGTGGTAGGACACGTCCCGGCCTGACTTGGTGGTGTACTCGACCAGCCGGAGCCCAAGATCCGCAGTCACGGCGCAGTCGGCCGCGAGCAGGGCGCGGGTGATGACGTCCAGGTCTTCCACCAGCGACCACGAGCCGGTGGAGAAGAGGAAGACGCCCAGGTGCGGCGCGTCCGCGAGGCGGAAGCGAAGTCGGATGTCGGGCTTGGGACCGACGCCCGCCCGCGCCTTCTCCTTGCGCTTGGTCAGCGCCCGCTGGCAGCCGCACGGCTGGCCGACCTGGTCCAACTCCGGGTGCCCGTCGACGTGGTAGACGCCGTCGCAGACGTGGATGGGACCGGTGATGCCGTAGAGGACCATCCGTGCGGTGAGGTCGGTCGGCTTGTCGATGATGACGCGAACCGACTTCGCCGCGGTCATCACCTCCAAGTCGTCGCTCTTGTCGGTCTCCCACACCCGGGGCTCGCCGCCGTAGAGCTGGGCGATCTCGGCTGCAATCGCGGGGTCGTCGGTGGTCACACGCCACTCCGACAACGCTTGCGGAAGCTTGCCAACGATCATCCCGGCCCGGAATCGGCCGACCACGTCGTCCATCGTCTTGTCGCGGGGGCGCGGCTTGGCGTCCGGGTCGGTCTCGTAGATCCGCAGCAAGGGCGGGTCCTTTCAGTCGTGGGGTCGGCGCGCGGGGACGAGCGGCCGGGCGGGGTCAGGAGGCGCGGCGCTGGCTTCCAGTGCTCTCGGTGCGGGTGTCGATGAGGGGGTGACCGACAGCGGTCACGCTGGCTTCCTTCTCCCACGCGAAGATCCGGCGGAGGTGAAGGAAGTAGTCGAACACCTCGCCGTCGGCGTTCACGGGGACCAGTTGCCACCCCTCCGGCCGGACGTGGAAGACCGCCGCGTGGGAGGTGACGGGAACGCCGATGTGCTCACCGGTACGAGTCACGATGCGATCGGCGTGCCGGTAGGCGGCCAGTTGCAGCGCGACACTGCTCTTGACCCCGGAGCGCGTCGTCTTGGTGTCGCCCATGACCACGTCGCCGCCGATCTCGGCGATCCAGTCGAAGCTGCCCGCGTACAGGTGGGAATCACTCCACACGGTGTCCTCGATGTGCAGGAAACGAGGCTGACACCGGTCCAGGAAGTCCTGGATGTGGTCGGCGTAGGGTTGGACGTCGGGGTGCAGCCGCGGGACCTGTTCACCGCGCGCCATGCGCTCGAACAGGTCGTGTACCTCCGTGCCCACCGACGCCGCTTCAGTGGTGTAGCGCCGGGCCGCGCCCTTGATCATGTCGATGGCGGCGGCGCGCTGGCCGTTGACGAGCAACTGGACCACGGCACCGACGTTGTCCACTGCGGACTCGGCAGCCATCTTGGCGTACCAGAACGTCAAGGCGGACTTGGGAAGCATGTCGATGATCGACGTCACGCCCGGCACGCGTTCGTGGGTCTCGGGGTCTAGGTAGTACCGCGAACCCGCGCGTCGGATCGTTCTGAGTGCTGACATGCCACCCCTGCCTCGTTGGTGTCGTGGTCGACACCGGGCACTCCCCCCGTGGGGGACCGGGCTATGCCAAACGTGACCCGAGTCACGCAAGGATCCTTGCGTGACGACCATGAGGGCTGCCCGCTGGGACGCACCTGACCCTCAGTGTGGGGGCGACAAATCAGACATGAACCCGGCAAGCTACACCGGGTCAATACGTCACGGTGACGGGTGCCGCGAACGGCCTCAGTGGGCGGTGCGGTCAGCCAGTCCGTCATAGCGGGCGTCGACGCGGGCCAGTGCCTCCGGGAGACGGTCGATCAAGTCCGCCAAGGCGGTCCGCAGGCAACGAAGTTCCTCGCCATCGAGTTCGTCCAGGCCGTCGAGTGTCAGCACGAAGTGCTGAGTGGATTCGGCCGCCACCACCGGACCGATCGGTGTCGACGTGAGAGCACCCTCGGCTGCCGCGCGCAATCGAGCTTGCGCGGTCTTGCGAAGTACATCGGGGTTCTCCGGCTTGATGCCGTATAGACGGCACTGCTCCAGGTATTCCTGTTCCGAGCGGCCTTCACGAAGACGGTTCCGAACCATCTTGGTAATGTGATACCGCACTCCGCTCATGAGTGCCGTGTTGCTTTCGTCGAATCCGACTTCTTCGTAGATCCCTTGAAGGGTGGTTCGATACCCTGTGGACCGGCCGTTGTAGTCTTTCTTCCCGGACTCGATGGAATATTGCTCGCGGAGGTCGACAAGTGCCGCCGCGAACTCCTTACGTGTCACGGCGTTGTCTGCGTCGAGCAAGGCTTGACCGGCCCGCGCGGCGCGATCACGCGCGGTTTGCAGCCCACTGTCCGTAGACACACGCACGTCCCCTCGACGACTCCGTTGCGATGGTGACGATACCAGCACGAGCTTTCCGGAGACCTCGACTTCGTAACGCCCTGGGTGATATCCCCAGGTCAGAGCCCGTCGATACCACGCAAAGATCTTGTCGTGGTATCGACGGGCACCCGGTTGACGGTCAGTCGCGGTCCGGGCCGTCGTCGCCGTCGGACGACACAGGCCGGACACGACGGTGGATCTCGGCGCCGGTGGCGACGACGATCGCGTACGTGATCCAGTCGGCCAGGTCGTCGACGTCGACACCCGCCAGCGCGGGCACGTAGCGCACCGCAGCGGCGGCCATAACACCGATCAGAGTCAGGGTGAGAGCGGGGAACCGTTCGAGCAACGCGCGCATAGCGGCCCTTCATGTCGATTATGAGTGCGTCGACCGCGTGAGTGAGGTCAGGAGTAATGCGGATCAGCCGGGCGGACAATGCCTCTCGGAGTCGAGCGGGCTTCGTTGGGAAAACGAAACGTCGGGCACCCACACCAGGCCCAGGTTCGGCAATGTCACAGCCCCATCGCCGACCAGGTACGAGCCCCGATCACCCCGTCCGGCACAAGTCCCTTCATGCGCTGGTAGGCGACTACCTTGGCCTCGGTGTCGGGACCGAACACCCCGTCCTGGTTCAGCCCGAACCACCGTTGTGCGAGCTTGACCGCCTCGCCGGTCGACCCCTTTCGGAGCGTCGGACGTCCCGGGCTCGAGTCCGGAGCCGGAGCAGTGCCGCCAGCGCCAGGAACACCAGGCTGCCCACCCAGTCCGGAGAGGATTCGAGTCCAGGTCGCCGGGCCGACGACGCCGTCCGCGGTGAGCCGCTGGGCGAGCTGGTAGCGCTTGACCGCGGTTTCAGTGGCGGGTCCGTAGATCCCGTCGACGGGCCGGAGGCCCAGAAACCGCTGGACGAGCTGGACGTCCGCGCCGGTCGAGCCGCGCTTGAGGGTGGGGCGACCTCCGGGGATGGGCGATGGCGAGCCCCCCAGGTTCCACGCAGCGGGGTCGTCGCACGCGGGCGAGGCGACCACCGACAGATGCACGTGGCGCGTGTGGGGGTTCGTGCCGGTGTAGGCACGCCAACCGACGCCGGGCGTCCAGATGCGCCGCGACCAGATGATGTACTTGATCCGTCGATCGCCGGACGCGATCAGGCGATCGGCGAGCCACTGGCCGTCGAGACCGCCCGCCACGTCATGGGTGAAGTCGCGCGCCGTCACCAGAGCTTGTCTATTGAGGACATACCAGGGGTTGTGGTCGCTGCTCCGGGACGCGTGCGCCGCGTCGCCGATCGAACCGTCGCTGATCTTGCTTCTGTGCGGAGCACGGGAGTTGAGTTGTGCCAGGAGAGCCTCAAGGGAACGCGCGACGCGCCAGGACATGGGCACCTTTCGGGCATGAAAAAGCCCCGGGGGACTCCCGGGGCACTGTGTGGAATGCGGCTATTCGGCGGTGTCTTCGCCGACTTCCTGATATCCGAAATCGCGTGGGGGAAGGGGCCAGCGGCCGGTTCCGGTCGATAGGTCGGGGAGCGGTGTGACCGGCGACGGTTCTTCGATCCAGTCCAGGGTCGTAGGCGGGCGTGGCATCTCCGGTGGAACGGAGGCGGTCATGTCGGTCTCACGTCGATCCGGGATCCGGCGAGCAGGGTCCCCTCCGCGCTTGCGCTCGGAAACGCGTTCATCGGGGCCAGGAAGGCGTATTCCGGCTCGCGAAAGTAGTTGGATATCTGAGCTGGGAATGTCTGGAACCACAGGGCCAAGGTGTTTGCCTGAGCGGCTGTGAACCCCTGATTCTGGAGGTCCGTGCGAAGGTCGGGATTGCGGGCGAACCATTCTTGATTCTGTGTGACCTTCCAATGGAACTCGATGTTCCCTCGCCGGGTGGCCGACACGACTTCCGTGTCTCGCCACTCGTCCAGGGGCATTCCGTGCAGCCAGGCGACTTCCAGTATGTGCCAGGCCCATTCGTTGGGCGCTGTCTTGCCGCTCAGAATCCAGCGGCGAGACTCACGCGATGTACCTCCCATGGAGGCGCGTAGGTAGACCTCACATTGAGCGGCGCCGAACAACTGGACATGGAATCTGGCGACTGCGACCGGATATCGCGGATTGACCAGTGCGGCGGAGTAGACGTCACGGTCTCCATCGGCCACGTAGCCCACGCGGGCTATCTGGGCGTCGTTGACGGGGAGTCGGTCGCGGTAGGTCACGCTACGCTCGCCCAGTTCGAGTTTAGCTATCCGCTCTCGGAGATCGTTGAACTCCGATGCGAGGGAAGGCGGCAACGTTGGATTAGCCATCTTCGCCGAATACCTCTCTTGGGGCGGCGGTGATCTGGATATCCTCCGAACCTGATTCGCCAACGGTCACCGCGAGTTCGGTGACCCGCCATAGTCCGGAAATGGGGACCAGGCCGGAGCCTCCTGCTACTGCGACTGCGTCGCCCAGTTCGATTTCGTCCAAGCCGATCGAGTCCGGATATAGACTGATGGTCGGGAGCACGATCGGAGCGCGTCCCAGGCGGACCCGCCGGTCGGCCTTCGATTTCAGCGTGTCGTATTCCTTGATATCTGAGTACGAGTCGACGGATTCAAGTCGCGGATGAATGGGTGATGGCGACCCTGAGCTTGCCCAGACCTGTTCCGGGCCGTCCCCGGCGCCGGTCGCGAAAGCGTGGGTGACGACGGACTTGCCACTGATGGTCGCGGATGTGATATCGCAGTTCAGGCCCTGCGCAAGCGTGATTTCTCGCGTTCTTCCCACGGCGGGGTACGCGATCTTGAACGTGGTGGTCAAGTCGTCGCCGCGCCACTCGGTGGTGAAGCTGAAGTCGAACCCGCCGTTCACGGCCGCCAGTTGCTCGACCGCACCGCCGATGGAGCTGTGCTCGCTCTGCTTGTATGTGCGGTCTCGTAGAACGCCCGTCTTCTCCGAGCCGAACGCGATCATCCCCAGCCGCGAGCCGTCGCCGTACTCGCCAGCGTGGCGCAGCAGCTCCCGCGCGATATCGGCTTGATCGACCTGGTCGAACCGGCGCGTGGCGTGGAAGCCGCGGAGGCGGAAGTACGACAGCCACCCTTCGCATTCCAACGTCAGCGTCCCGGCGGCGAAGTCCGCACTCGCGTCCCAGAGCAAGCCCGCCCAGACCACGCGCTTGTCCCGCTCCACGTAGAGGGCGGTCGCCGCCCCCGTGACGACGGTCAGCGCGTTGACGTGTCGTGAGCGGGTGTCGAGCGCGATGACGACGCTCGCCGACCCGGGGGCGTTGAGGGTGTTCGTGAAGGTGATCTTCTCGGCGGGGAGTTCGCCGTGAATGATTCCGGAGAGAACGTCTCGAAAGAGGACGCGATAGCCGCGTAGGGGCAAGCCCGGCCCCCTTTCGCGATCAAATCGGGTTTTGCCCCGCAGGAAGTGAGTGCAGGAACTCGACGCTGAATCGAGTGCCGCTGTACTCGCCAACACCCCACGTTGCCGTGGTGGAGTCGGCGGGTTGGGCGGCGCAGGACAGTCGGATTTCGTCGCCTGCTTTCAGCGGTACATCCTCGTTGGCCGTGATGCTGTAATCGGCAGCTCCGGATTTCCACATGGATGCCCACAGAACTTCCGCGTCGGGTGTTCCGCCGCTGCGGATGCGGTGAACCGCGAAACCAATACGCCATGCCGGTCCACCGGTGGCGTAGCCCAACAGCCAGATTCGATAGAGGCCATCGCGTGGCACGATTAGCCCGTTGGCGGAGGTCGTCATTCCGCCCTGCACTCGACTGCCCTGCATGGGGACGACCGCGTTCGTCGTCGTCAGCGTGTGGAACGCCGCCGTGCGCCACCGCCTCCCCTTGGGGACGGTGGTGCCCAGTTCGTCATAGCCGGTCCCGGTGTAGCGCTTGAGGGTGCCGGTCGTCTTGTCGTAGACGATGTGACCGACGAAGGGGGCGATCACCTCCGACGTCTGCGAGACGACCGGGACACCGCCCAAGCGTGCCCAGGCTCCTCCGACGTAGATCCAGGTCTCACGGGTGGCGGAGTCGGTCCACAGCTGTCCGGGCCGTTGGATGCCGGGTCGCTCCGCACCGTAGAGCGTGGGACCGGAGATGTACTGTTGCCCGCTGCTGTATCGGCGATCGAAGACGCTCGGGGCGGTGCCCTTGGACGCCGCGGGGATCGAGAACTCCGCGATCAGGTAGCAGTTGTCGACGTTTGGTCCTGTGGGGACAGCGGCCGGTGCGCCCTTGCGCACCTCCAGGAACCAGCGACCCGACTCCGACGCTGTGGCGGGTGGAACCACGTAGGCAACCAGGCGGTCGATACGGTCGCGGGTGTTGTCCGCCGGGTCGAGCGTGAGCGACGTGACCTGTGTGGACTCGACGAAGTAGACGCCGCTTTCCTGCGGTGGTGCCGGAATCGCCGCGCGCCCACTGGCAACGGTCAGGTCGGAGCCGGTGAGTGTCACGACGAAGTCGCTTACCCCGAACATCCCGGTGACGCTGCCGACCATGCGACTCAGGATTCGCCTTACCAGACCTGCGGAATACTCTGTCGCGTCGACAAAGACCGGCGGACTGTCCATCTGTTTGACGAGCACCACGAATAATCCCCCAAAGACGATCAAACCCAGGCGGAAGCCCACGAACATGACAGTTCGGCGCCGTCGCCCGCTGGCCCAGCGTCGAGCCGAAACCCACGAAAGGCGAACTCGGTGGTCCCGGGAAGACATTCGGGCCACGCGTCTTCCAACCCCGGTGTGAGGAACCGGGGAGCAACGCTGTTCAGCAGGACTTGATGGGTGAAGCAGTCGATATCGAGCCACGCCCCCGCGAGCAGAACGCACCGGAAGGTGATCTGACTCCCGTCGCTCAGGTTGATGATCTGCGGGTCGACTACCGGGCCGGAGATCCGGAACCGCGGGTAGGTGGCGAAGTTGCCCGCGTTGTCCACTCGGATCACGCCCAGGTTGGCGGGCGTACCGAACCGGACCGGGAACCTCCACGGCATGGCGACTCCCCCCGCCGGGGCGTCGGCGTTCGGCAGCGTGACCGCCGCCGTCAACGTCACCGGATCGAAGATCATCGGTTGCGCGCAATACAGCTCGACCGTCACGTGCGCGAGGCGGTGGGCGTAGGCGACGTCGATCGGTGCACTACGTCTCCGCACTCGCGCCGTGACGAACCGCACGCCGCCTCCGGCCACACCGGGAAACCGGAAGGTGAACGGCGCGTCCGGCAGCGTGGGCGAGAAGGCTCCCGCCACGCTGTCGAGCGCCTGGGCGAACTGGTGATCCGTGTCGGCCTGGATCTCGATGGTCAGCGTCACCGTGCGCGGCCCCAGGTAGTCGCGGCCCGGGACTTCCCCATGGCGGTGAAGGACGGTGCGGTCGGCCGTGCGCAGGGGCGGCAGGTCCAACAGACCGGAGATCTCGGCGAACGACAACATGGAGTCGGCGCCGATGAGCAGACCGCGGTACTCCGCCGTCCAGTCGACCAGCTCCGTCGCGGGGGTGGTCAGTGGATCACCTCCCGGGGTTGCGGATGGCCCAGGCCACTTCGCGGGCGATGCGGTGGGGGTCGGCTGGAGACTCGACGTTCACCGTGACCGCCTGCGTGACCGGCGTCGGCACGCGCGTTTCCGTTCGCTCCGGGACGCGGCTGACGGGCGCCGTCGCCACGGACCGGGGGCGGCTGAGCACCCCCATCTCCACGCCAGGAGTCGGCAAGTCCGTTCGCTCCACAGCGGAGGCGACGTCTCGAGCCAGGTTCGTGGCAGCGCCTACCGCTACCGCCGCCGTCCGCTCGATACCGACCGCGAGTCCCGGCGGGATCCAGCGGCCGATGGAGGCCATCACGCGCGACGGCGAGTGGATCCCTAACGCGTCCTTGATCCAGTCCGGGATCAGCGACTTGAAGAACGCGATGATCTTGTCCTTCAGCCAGCCTGCGGCGTTCTGGATGCCGCGCCACAAGCCCGACAGCAGGTCACCGCCCGCTCTGAGCAGCATGGATCCGAAATCGCCCAGCGCTCCGAGCAGGTCGCCCGGTACGCCGCGCGCCCACGCCACGAGCTGGCCCAGCTTGGCCTGGGCGCCTTCCTTTGCACGCCCGAACCAGGCGCTGACCTTGTCCGGGATATCGGCGATCCAGCCGATGACGTTCAGTACGCCCTGTACCGCTGATCGCACGGCTCCCGTGATCGCGGACCAGACCTCAGCCGTCCGCGCCTTCACCCAGTCCCAGTTCGCGATGATCAACGCCACCAGGGCGATCACGGCCGCGATGACCCATGCGACGGGTCCCATCGCCATGACCCAGGCCGCGGCCATCTGACCAGCTCTGATCAGGGCTTGGGTGCCCATCAGCACCCATCCGGCCGCGACTGATGCCGCAGTGGTGGCCATGCTGGCGACCATCACCGCCGCTGACGCCAGCGAGCCCGCGCGGGCGAGCGTCCACGCGCCGACGACCCGTGCGGCTTGCACCGTGGAGGTGGTACCGAGTAGCACCCACCGCCCGGCAGTCGTCAGCGCGGCGGCCGACTGTGCCAGTGCTGACTGGACAGCCGCGATCTTGCTCAGCCCCCACGCGGCGGCGCTCTTCGCGCCGGACACCGTGGAGGTGACGCCCCACGCCACAAGGGCGGGCAGAAACACCGCGGTGATCACACCGGCGATCACCATCACGAGTGTCTGGTTCTGCCCGATCCAACCCGCTAAACCCGACAGGACCGGAATCAGTCCCTGGCCGATCACCACGTCCACGAGCGCGACAGCGGGCGCCAGGTGGTCGGACAGCCAAGTCGCAGCGCGCTCGACAAGGGGGAGAACTCGCCCGCCCACAATGTCCACGAACGCCGTCGACACCGACCGTTGAAAGGACTCCAGCTTCGCGGCAGCGTTGTCGTGAAGCGACCTGCCTAAGTCTTCTGCCGCGCCCGCCACGTCCTTGAGGGCATTGGACGCTGGCGACAACGCGCGTAGGGCATCCAGGTTGGCAAGATCCTCGAACTGTGTACCGAACAAGGCCACGGCAGTATTGCTTTGCGCGATCGGGTCCTTCATCGCGCCGATCCCGTCCACGATTTGCTGGAACGCGATCTTCGCGCCTTCGCCGCCGCCGTGGATCTTGCGCGCCATATCCTCTGCGTTGAATCCCAGCGCCTTGTACGCGGCGATGGAACTCGCGGACATGTCGGTAGAGCGGATGTGGAACTCCTTGATCGCGTCCCCGCTCTTGTCTAGCGCGATCTTGCCGCCCTTCGCGGCATTGCTGAGCACTCCGAACGCCTCTTCCCCGGAGAATCCCAGTTCGGAGAAAAAGACGCTGTATTCGTCGCTGGCGTCCAACAGGTCTTCCCGCACTGCGGCGGGAACACCCTGAAGCCCCTTGGTGATGAGGTCGAACGCCTGGTTGGCGTCAGCGGCCAAACCGGTCTTGAGTAGCACACCGGACGACGCGACGGCGCGCGAGACCTCCAGGTCGAAAGCGGTCGCGAGATCCACAGCCTTCGCGGTGACAGCCTCCAGGTCCTTCTGGCTGCCGAAACGCCCGAGGGTCGACACCACCGCGCCGATGGCGTCGTTGACCTGTGCGAAGGACTCCCCGTAGCCGCGAGAGAACAAGGCACCGGCGGCGGCTCCGTAGCGCTGGGACTCCTCCGCGGTCGCACCGAGCTGGGCCGCGAGCTTCGACCCCAGTTCGGCGCGCTCAAGTGAGTCCCCGATTACGGCGCCGATGCCACCTGCGGCGAGCCCTGCGGCGGCGAACTTGGTCGCCGTTTTCGCGACGTCACCGGCGGCTGCTCCGAGCTTCTGGGCGAATCCGGCGATTCCGGCTTCGCCTTCCTTGACGTTCTGCAGGAGGTCTTGGACGTCACCGAGAATCGTGACCTTGATCGGCTTCGCCATCGCACCCCCTAACGCATCACTGGTGTCCTGGACTGAGTGGCGATAGGGCGCCTATCCCGGCGGGAATGCGCTTTAAGGTCGGCGTTCATCGCGTCGATGAGCGCGCGAAACTCGAAGACCTTCAACGCGGTGACGTCGCGCCAAGACAAACCCTGAAAGTGATCTATTAGGCGCGCTTTGGCGACGGTGCGCGCCGCGCGGCTCGATTCCCGGCGACGGGTACCGCGCCGCCGATCCGGGTAGGGTTTGCCGCATCCGCCGAATCGTCCAGGGTGATGCGAAGCCCGCGCGCTTGCTCGATCGTGTAGGTCGGGTCGTCGCGCCGCTTCATCACCAAGGCCAATGCCAGGAGGAACTTCCCCTTGCGGGCGCCCGGTGCGCCGATGGAGTCGATGGACGCTCCGATGACCTCTTCGATATCGTCGATCTCGCCCACGGTCAGGTCGTCGACCCGAACGCGCAAATGCTCAGTCATGGATTTCTCCTACTTGTCTGATCCGATCGCGCGATCAATGAGCGCAGTCATTCGCGCGCGGAAGAGATCTCGGTACTCGGTGGACTTCTCGGCGGCGGCGGTGAACAGGAAGCGCCGGGGCCGGATACCGCGCTTGGGCCAACCAAAATGGATGACAGCGGCGTACAGCGCCGAACGGCCGCGCCCGGCCCGGACGATCGCGGCCTTCTGGTTGGTACTGGGGGCGACGCTGGCGGACAGCGCTCCAGAGCGGCGGGGGGCGTCGGAGCGCGCCGCCGGGACGACCACCGCGGCGGTGTCCTTGTGGACTGCCTTCAGTTCCTTGGTGATCGTGCTGTCCCGCAGGCGCCGGAACGCGGCGATCAACTGCTTGTGGCCCTGTACCCCGACCTGGAACCTCAGCGGCGGCGGCATGGGTCGCTCAGTCCAGGTCGAGACCCGGTGTCGTGGGGTCATCCCCGGATGGCTCGACGTAGGTCATCGTGAGCGCGTCGGTCCCGGCGGTGAGCGGGTGCAGCACCACGAAGGGCAAGGACATGGTCGTCAGTTCGTCCAGGCTGGCTTCCGGGCTCTCGCCGCTGAACTGGATCGCGTTAGCACGCAACTCCAAGCGGGAGACGGTGCCGTCAGCCGCCTGGGTCACACCGGAGTAGGCGATGCGCAGTCCGAGCGTGCTCCCCGCGATGAACGCTTCGTAGAGCGCGAGCGTGTTGCTGTCGAACTCGACTTCCAGTTCGCCTTCGTACTCCGGGAACTCCGACCGCTTTGGCTCGCGTTTGAGCGCGGAAGCCCGGACGGCTCGCCGGTCGGTCTTCAGGCCGCGGCTGGCCTTCACCGACCACTTGGACACAGCCACTGGTGCCTCCGGGCTGCCCGGGAGGGTCAGGTACACCGCTCCGCGGGTCCAGTCGTAGGGCACGGACGCCGCCGGATACCGGACGGGCAGCGCCGCCGCCGGATCGCTGGAGTGGGTCACGGTCTGGAAGTCGAACGACGCGTTCAGCGTCAGCGGCGCTTCGAGTTCCTGGGTCAGCTCCCACTCGGTGACGACCGCGCCCAGGTGCCGGTAGGCGACGCTTCCGCCGTCGACCTTGGGGCGGATCATCTGCGCCGTCACCGACGGACTGGCGGGTGTGGTCGCCGTCCGGAATGTCAGTGTGGTTGGTGCGTCTCCGGCGCCGCCGGACACGGTCATCGCGTCCCAGCACGCCCGGAGTAGAGGTCCCGCACCGGAGTCGAGCATGTCCACTTCAAGTTCGCCTTCGCCGCCCATATCGACCACGCGGCGGCGGTCGGCGGCGAGCGTCTGGCGGCCCGCGCGGAATCCTTGAGACTCGATAGGTTCGCGGCTGGCCTTCCAGGAATCGGCCTTGCCTTCGTAACCATCAGTGGTTCCGGCCGCGGATACACCATATGCAGACTCCGCGCCGATCGAGATTGCGGCATCGAGTGCCACGAATTGTCCTCCAACGCCATTCGGCTTTGATGCGATTAATCAGGATCGGCTGGTCGCGCGGATCTTCAGCACGACGTCGCACTGTGCGGCCGGGCGGCCGTCGCCGGTCTCGCCGCTTGCGACCGTCGATCGAATCGGCCGGAGGTCGATCAGACCTGGTATGGACGCGGGGTCTAGGTCGTCGAGCGCTGCGGCTTCCACGAGTGCACGGAGGGCGTACACCACGTGTTCTGCGGCAACCGGGTCGCCGGGAGCTACTGCCACGACGCGCACGTTCAGCTCAGCTTCCACCGACGTCGGCTTGCGACGCCCCGGGACCATGCCAGTGGAGGTCATCTCCGACTCGATGGTGTCGACGAACCAGATTCCGGTGCTGCGTGCGAGCTTGCCCGGGTCGGCCCAGGTCACGTGTGTCTGCGTGCCGCTCGCGCGGGCGGTGAGAGCAGCGAAGAGGGCTTCCTTCGTGGCGAGCACCACCGACACGTCGCACCTCCGGTCAGAATGGGGGACGGGCGCGGTAGCTGTTGAGCACCACGTTCACTTCCGGTAGCGACGTCGGTCGCCACGCGCCCCCGGCCTGGGCCAGGTTTGTCTGGCCGTACTCGGTGGTCACGCTGGTGGCGCGGTCCGGGATCCGGGAGTGCAGGTCCACCAGCCATTGCCGGGCGATGGTGCGGACGGCCCACCGGATTGCGACCGGCGGTGGAGCCTGCGGTGTCCAGGACGTGCCGGTGTACTCCTCGACCCGTTCGACCGCGAACGCCCGTGCGGTGGCAAGGTCGTCGTCCGGGAAGAGAGTCGAGTCCCCCAGGCCGTCCAAGCGCCGGAGTTCGGCAGTGGTGGCGTACAGGTCCACGGAATCACCTCTTCTCGGTTGTGCGGGGCTCGACACCACCCGGCGATGGGTGGTGTCGAGCAGGGGCACGTCAGGCAGCGGCGACGGCAGGGAGGGTCAGCAGCACCGAACCGGTGGTGTTCAGCAGGGCGCCACCGCCGCGGTGGATGAAGCGGAAGCCCACCTGGTCCTCCGAGAACTTCGCGTCAACCGACCGTGCGACGCGAAGCGAACCGACGTAGCGGACGAGGAAGCCGCTCAGGTCGGACAGAACGATCTTGTTCTTGTTCGCGCCGGACAGCGCCGGATCGACCTCGACCGGGCGGGAGAACATCGTCAGGGCGCTTCCGTCCGAAATGGACTTCAGCATGTAGTTGCCGTCAGCGTCCTTGATCTTGCGCAGGCGCGAGACGGTCTCCCGGCCGGTGAGCCACGTCGCCCGGTTCGCCAGCGGAGTGGGGATCGCGTAGAAGGCGTCGGTCACGTGGTCCAGCGCGGCAGACTCGCTGCCCAGGGTGGTCGGCGCGAACCGCAGACTCGGGTGCACGCCCCGGTCGGTCGACAGCAGCGCGGCCATGAAGTCCCGGTTCATCTGGTCGGCGATGTTCGGCCCGGCATCCTCAGCCAGGAAGCCGATCAGGTCGACCGCGTCTTCCTCGATCAGCTCAGTGGGGACCCAGCTCAGGTGTCCGTACTTGGCCACCGCAACCGGTGCCTTGTCGGTCGTCGGGTAGTTCTCCGGGATCTGCGAACCCTCGGTGGGACGGCCGGTGGACGGCGTGGGGTAGACCCGGGGGAACTCGATCGGCTCACCGCTGCGGGTGGTGATGGTGCGCGCCCCGTTGGTGATCACCGAGGAACGCTCCCCGATGACCTCCATGAGCTGGGTGAACAGCGTCTTCTCGGGAGTGGCCTTGCCGACCTGCTTGTTCGTCGCGTCGACTGTTACACCGAGCATCCCGCGGAACTCGGTCGCCTCGCCGGGCGCCAACGCGCGGAGCTGACGGGCTTCCTGCTCCGCCTTGGGCACGGTGGGCACGGTGGGCACGCCGTGTTCGGTGACCAGCTCGAGCACCCGCGCGCGGAACTCTGCGGTCGGGTCGGACTGCTGCGTCGGCCGGGCGGGGATCCCATGTTCGTCAAGCAGCGCGGAGACGCGGTCCCGGAACTCGTCCACCGCGCTGGTGGTGCGTTCCTCCGTGGTCAGCGCGGACAGCCGGGCGTCGAGACGGTCCAGGACGTCGAGTAGGCGTGCCTCTGCGTCAGGCCGGTTGTCGTCGGCGGCGCGCTGAAGAGCGTTCTCGACGTGGGCGCGCTCGTGACCGGTTGAAGTGGCGTCGGACGTCAAAGGGGTGTTCCCCTCCTTTACCTGAGCGGGAGACACCCGAGCGGGCTTCCCGGAGACGTGGTGCCGGAGCGCGGCAGGGATGGAGCGCCGGGCGGCCGTGGTGTCGGGGTAGGCGGGTGAGGTGACAGGGCCTAGTTCGGCGACGTGGAAGTCCCGGACAGTGCGGATCAGGAACCCGGTCGCGTCGTCGCGAGTCCACTCCTGGTCGGCTTCGTCGTCCTTCAGGCGGAAGGTGAACGAGGACCCCCGGATGACGCGCCGCTTGACCAGCTCCGCGACGTCCCGGCCCGCAGTGGTGTCGGGAAGATCCACTTCGTACCAGCCGCCGACGTCGTCCACACCGGTCCGGAGCCCGTAGCCGGTGCGGCCCAGGGGAGCAGACGGGTCGTGGTTGAAGGTCGCGATCAGGTGCCCGGATTCCATGTCCGCGCGACCCGCGCCGCGTTCGATGCGCTCCCTGAACCCGCCCAGGTCATGGGAGAGCTTGTCGAACACGTAGGCGTAGCCCCTGAGCTTGAAGGTCTCACCGACCGCGCGGACCTCTACGTCGTGGGTGAGGTCGCGGCGCTCGACGGTCATGCAGCCCCCAGTTCCTCCCCCGTCGTCGCGGGGGGTGTGTCGTCGGTGACCGCGTCCGGCTCGCCGTCGTGTTCGGGTGCCGTGGCCGCGGTGCCGGACAGGACCAGAGGTCCGTCCGGAGTGAGAACCGCCAGGGAGGTCTGGGCACGGAGGAACCCGCCCAGGCCCGAGGGGTCCGGCGGCAGGTCTTCCCAGGCCCTGACCTCGTCGGGGGTGTAGATCGAGTTCGCGATACCGACGCGGTAGGACTCCAGGCGCTCCCGCAGGCTGCCGCGCATGAGCGCGTCGAGCTGGAACCGGATGAACGCCCCAGCTCGACGTTCGGCATCGGTGAACAGCGTGGTGAACGCCTCTTCGAGCCGTTCCGCCCAGGCACGCACCGCGAACTGGACAAAACCCGTGTTCTGTTCGGCCAAGCCGCTGCCCCACGACGTGGAGCCGGACGCGTCAGCCAACAGGTGGGGCGGAACCCCGAATATGCGCGCCACGTCGGCGATCTGGAACGCACGGGTCTGGAGGAACTGCGCTTCCTCCGGGCTGATCGTGACGCGCTGGAAGCGGGCATCCTCGGTGAGTACGGCCAACCCGAACCGGTTGCCGCGGCCACCGTGGATCGTGCGCCACGTCTCCCGTGCCGCTCGCAGACCGGCGGCCGTCATGGTCCCGGGAACCGAGATAACCGCCCCGGGGATCGCGCCGCGCTCGAAGAAGTCCGCGCCGAACGCCTGTGCAGCGAGCCCCAGGCGAAGCGTCTCCCGGGCCGCGCGCAACGGCGAGACCCCGGTGAGCTGACCGGCGAGGGTGATCCCCTGGATGTGCAGGACGTCCCGCTGCTCCAGGGCGCCGACCACCTGGAGTCGGCCGTCTTCGTCGAGCGCCGACAGTTCGTAGACCAGACGTCGTGTCCGCCCGCGACCGGTGTACCTCGGTGTGACGGCAGAGGTCGGGATGACGTCGAGCGCGACGACCCGCCCCATCGAGCGGGTGATGAGGATGTACGCGTTGCCTTGCAACAGAAGCGACGTCATCACCGACACCAGGAACGCGATCCATCGGGTGTCCGGGTTCGGAGCGTCGAGCCAGCCGGGTCGGGGCATCGGCAGTCGGCGGCCACCGTCGCGGCGGAAGGCGTCCACGGGGGTGGTGCCGAGTGTGTCCGACAGGATGCGCACCGACCCGTACACGGCCGACAGCGCGAGAGCGGCGTCCGGGGTCAGGTCGGCGGTGGCGTCGGTGTCGGTCGTCCACCCCATCAAGCCGGACGTGTCGGTGGCCTCTGCGGCGTCGACGTTGTCCGATCGGGATTCGGTGCGCGGCAGCGAGGGAGCGAGAAACGACAGGAAGCCCAACTAGCGGCCTCCCATGCGGGTCTTGGCCGCGCACAGCGCGAGCACGATCAGCGCCAGCCCGGCGACGATCCGCCCGGCGGGCGAGTAGATCGCGCCGACGCCGTGGGCGACCAGCGCCGCACCGGCCAACGCGACCAGCTCCGGCGCGTTGCGCGCGACGAAGTCAGCCGTGGTCGCTCGTGCGATCGACAGCCAGTGGCGGGCGGTCGGCTTGTCGGTGTCACTCATCGGCCGTGCCCTCCCTTCACCATGGGTCCTCCGGCTCCGTCCAGGGGTCGCCATCGACCAGGAAGCCATCCGACATTCGGGGGCGCGCATCGCGATACAGGCGCGCGCGGTGCAACGCGATGACGAATGCCACGGCCAGGTCGATATGGCGGCGCGATGTCGGGGACTCTTTTGTAATGCGCTCTCCGCGCGAATCCGTTTTCACCACACAGTTGTTCACGTGGCGGGTCAGCTCCGGCTGTCCGGCATGGGTAATCTCGCCGTCAACGATCGCGCTATAGGCGCCCTGGGTCGCTGGAACCATGCGAGCCACCGAGTTCGGGAACTCGACCATGGGCAAACCGTCATCCTCAAGCATCTGCGCCTGAACGGAGAACCACGCCGGATCGAACGCGACTTCGCGAACCGCGTACGTGCGGCAGACCTCCCGAACGCGCTCCACGACGTCATGGATCGGGGTTCGCCAGTGCGGGTCGTCAGGCTTTGCTTCCCAGTGCCCCAAGGCTTGGACGTGGAGATCCGACAGTCTGACCCCGACCAACGCTGTGGAGTCGTTTCGCCACGCAGAGTCGACCGCGACCACCAACGCGTCGCCCGGAACGAAGGTGCTGTCCGCCCGGGACAGGCGCGACCAGGCTCCGTGAGGGAGCCAAACAGCGCCGCCGCGGACGAACTCGTTCAAGCGGTACATTCGGAAGTTGGATTCCGGAGTTCGCTTGACGCTCGACACAAAGTCGGCCTGGTTCATAATCGACCACGACGGGTTGCAACGCTCCCATACCGCCGGGTCCGTGTGGTCGACCGTCTCTCCAGGCTGAACCCCGAACCATGCCGACCAGAACGTAGGGTCCTCTTCCTCGCCGGAGGCCACACGGAAGCCGTAGTCCACCAGCGAAGCGAAAGGGCCATCCGGATATGGACCTGCGGTCGAGATCACAAGCACAAGGGGCTGTCGCCGCTGTGCGGACCCGAGAGTCAGCGCGTCAAAGAGATCGCTGTTCTTCGCCTGTGCGTACTCGTCCATCACGACAAAGGAGGGGTTTAGTCCCTGCTGTAGACCCGCGTCGGCGGACACCGCGAAGAAGCTCCCGCCGGTGGCATGGCACACGATCCGATCCCGGAGAACCGTGCACATCTCGGACAGGATCGGCGACATGCGAACCATCCGCGCCGCCTCCCTGAAAAGAAGCCTCGCCTGTTCGCGCGTATTCGCTGCGCACACCACTTCAGGTGCTTTATCGCGCGTGTCCGCGCAAAGATGATAAAGAGCGAGTGCAGCCGCAAGAGCTGTCTTGCCATTTTTTCGCGCCACACCGAGAACGGCGGTCCGATGCTTTCGCGACCCGTCCGCGTCGAGCCGGTAGATCGCGTCGATGACGATCTTCTGCCACGCTAGTAGTCGGAATCGACTCCCCAGATACGAGCCCCCCAGCGTGAGGTGTTGAACGAACCGGCGAACCCGCTTCCCTTCAGTGGTGAACCCCAGGAAGAGAACCACCCCCGCCCGGTCACTCGTCCTCGAAATCCCCCAGAAGGTCGGCAAGGGTCGCTTGCTTGATTGCGTTCGCCGCGAGGCCCAGACGAAGGCGCGATTCGAGATTTAGTCCCAGAACCGTTTCAATCGCGCGCATCTCGCGCTCCGTGCTTTCCACGAACCGCAACAGTGGATGCGCGACCGGCTGTCCCGTACTGCCCTCGGTGACCACGCCGTCAGCCGCGATCCGGCGAAGGAAGGCGTCCCGCCGGTCATGCAACTCGCAGTACCGCGCCACCACGTATCGGTCCGTGACCGGGTGGTACGCCCCACTAGCCGCCGACCACACAGCCCGCCACACCTCACGCCCCACCACGCCCAGCGATGTCGGTACCCGTGGCGACCGGCCGCTGTGCACGGTCGGTGCCGCTCGCGCATCGGTGGGACCGCGGGCGTTTCCGCTCGGTTGTGCATTGGCGCGCGACACCCCGCCCCCTTTCGACGATCTCCCATGTCGACCGGAAGACACCCTTCAAGGAGTGGTGGGCTTGTTACACGCTGCGACGCTATTCACTCGAAAGTGTGAAAGATCGCGAGAATGAGACTCTTCGATCTTTAAACCCGCGCCCCCGGTCTGACAATTTTTGCAGGCGCCTGGGGAATAGCCACCCCCCAGGTCGGCCAACTCGACAGCCCCACTGAGGAAGGATCTAAGGTATGCCCATGTCTGCGCTCACCAGCTTGGCACCATGGAGCGTCGTGCTCGTGCTGGCACTCATTTGCGGGGCTGTCGTGACATTGGTCGTGGTCGCGCTTGGACGGAGGCAACCGGGTGACGAAATCGAAATTAGGTTGTTCCTGGCAAAGATCAAGATCACCTCCGCCGAACGTCAGAAGCTTGGCCCCGGTGCCACTGCTGACGTCGCGGAGATCGCTACGGAGGCGGTCACTAGCTCCGGGCAACCACCGGGGGGCTGACACGCCGGACCGATCAACCACCGGTTGCGGGAAGGGTGAGGCGCTACGCGGACCGGCTTGGCGTCCGTCCCGGGCTCACCCATGATCATGTCGCTCCCACCTGCGAAGCCGTTCCAGGTTGGCGTCCGGCGCGAAGGCCAGGAAGGTCCCGTCGGCGGAGTCGCAGTCGAGTTCTTTTGCGTAGCGCCAACGTTTTCCGGAGTTGACGCGTCCCATGTGGAGCCAGAGGCCCCGCCTCTTCGCGTGCTGAGCGAGCTGTGCGGCGTCTGGCGACAGCTTCCAGTCGGTGGTACCGCCGATGAACAGAACGTCGATCGACGCCCACGGGATCGCGCGCTCCACCAGGCCGTCCTGGGCAACCAGGGCGGCGCGATAGCCGCGGGCGCGGATCGCGTCGAACCACGGCGCCGACCGGGCCAGCGTGGCGCGGGCGTCGCCGACGACGTCCGGGGCGGTGGCGAACAGACAGCGGTAGTGCCCGTGGAGGCGGTCGAGCCAACGTAACCACGCTTCATCACCTGGGTAGCCGCTGCCAAAGCATCCCGTGTCCGCTGCCCAACGTGTCCCGGGGGTCGGCACACGGCCTTCCGCTGGAGTGCACATCTGTCCCAGCTCCCCGGTGGTCATCGCCGCCCGGATGGCGGCGGAACTCGCGTTGGCCAGGTAGAGCACGCCGCACCCCCTTCGCAGCGAGCACGAGCGCGGCGCTACACCACACGCTCTTGACCAGGAGGAAGCCGCATACCGTCGCGGCGGTGATGGGGAGTCCGGCCAGGGGCAGGAACACGAAGGTGTCCACCACGGCGCCGACGACGTTGGAGATCACGGCGGCGACAACCCAGCCGTGGCGGCGGAGTCGGGTGAACACCGTGTAGTCCGCCAACTCCGACAGCGCGAACGCCGCGCCGCTGGCGATGGCGACCGCAGGTGCGATAGCCGCGGAGATGACGGTGCCGACGGCGATCACGAAGAGCACTGGCCGTCGGCCGCCGACGTGGTGGAGCGCGTCGCGAAGGGTGAGAACGGCTCCGGCGGCGTAGGTCCCCGCTGTGACGGTCAGGCCGAAACCTGCGGGAACGAGTCCGAGAGTGGTCGTCAGCATGTTCGCGCCGACGACCGCAGCGAGAAAGGCCAGCGCGAGCGCGCACGTGAACAGCCGTGGCACGAAGCCTCCAGGGCTAGGACGGGGAGCGGGTCGAACACGACTGGCACAGCGGCCCGGACCGCGGAGCACCACGGGAACCGCGACTGCGGTAGGCACCCCAGCCCCATTCGCAGCGTTCGGGCGTGATGCCGCGCGCAAGCGCTTCTGCGGAGAGGCGGTCGAGCCATCGGACGACGTCCGGGTACCACTGGCGGATCTCGTCCAGCTCTCCCGACGCGGCGAAGGCGCCGCACAGGCACTCGCCGCTCATGTGTAGGTGATCGGCGACCGGATTGCGGGGTACGGCGAAGCGAGCGCGGTAGGTGTTCAGGTCGAGCTTGGTCCACAGCGCGAGCGGACTCACCCAGACCACCGAGCCTTCGCGCTCGTGCAGCGGCACCTGGATCCGGCGGGCGGATTCCTCGCGACGGCGACCGGCAATGAAGATCACCCGTTCGCGGCGCGGGTGCGTCACCAGCTCGCGCCGCGCTTGCCGCAAGCCTCGTTCCTTCAGGCGTTGGTACATCTTGAAGTGGTGTGCGGGGCCGGGGAAGCCTTGGGCAAGCACCAGGTCCCGATAGGTCGAGCCTTCCGGGGGGAAGCGCTCGAGCAGCGGCAGGCCCCACGCCCGGCAGGTCTCCCGGACGAAGACGCGGGTCGCCTCGATGCCGATGGTGGTGTTCGCGTGGATCGCGTGGGTGGCACGTTCACGCATCAAGTGCGTGAGCGCGGTTGAGTCGTTCCCGCCGCTGAACAACACGCACGTCGCGACCACCGACTTGCCTGCGGCGTGTTCGGCGATCGCCTCATCCACGATGCGGTGCGCCTGGTCGATCAACGTCGACAGTCGCTCTTCACGCTGGGTGGCACTCAGCGCCGCGACGTCGGCCGACGTCCAAACATGGTCCTTCAGGTCTAGCTGCCTCTCGATGCCAGCGCGGCCCGGCCGGAGAGCACACCGCGGTCTCGCGCGGGGCTCGATCCAGCCGGACCGGGCTTCCGGGTCGCCAACCAGCGGGTTGACCGACGTTCGGAAGGGCGCCAAGCGGGACAACCGGGGCTTATCGCGCCCGATAGGCACTGCCCAGAACAGCATCACCGCAGGTCATAAGGCTGCGCGGCCGAAAAATCGGGCACGCACTCAGGCGGTGTCCAGAAAGGGGCCGGGGTGTCCTTGAGCCCCCGCGCCGGTGAACTTTCAGCCCACCCCGCCCACCGCGTCGGTGGTTGTCTTGTCCTGGTGACACCGCACGCACAGCGCTTGCAGGTTCCCGGGCTCATCACGCCCGCCGCGGAACAGCGGTCGCACATGGTCGACCCTGATGAGCGCGGCGGGGAACACCACACCGCAGCTCGCGCACAACGCTGAACCCGTCTGGTTGATCGCGCGCCGTAGAGCGCGGCGAGCGCGTTCGGTCCCCGGCCGCCGGGTGGCACCGCCACAGCGAGCGCACAGCGACGATCCGGCTACCGCGCGACCCGGGCACAGACGACACGCCTTCGCGACCATCCGCACCCCCAAGCAGCAGCGCCCTTCATCCCTCTCTCCCCCCGCGCTATTCCCGCTGACCTGGGGTTTTGCTAGCAGCGCTGGTGGCGTTACGCATCTGTAACCGACCAGGTGTCAGGGTTTGGGTGTCAAGGTGACGTGTTGGCGATCCGTCTGGGAACTCTTGTGCAAGGAAGGAAGCCACTAGCGAAGGGCAGTGTCGAAGGAGGCATCGAGATGACACGTCGGCACCCCTTGGGGGCTCACGCCCCATCCCCCGAGACCGACCCGTGCCCGGTGCCGGGGTCGCTTGCGGGCGTCGCCCTGACGATGACCTCCACCCGCGGCCACGGGAGCATCCTCGCTCGCACCGTGACGTCGGTGCCGCCGCTCCCGTTGACGGCTCTGCGCAGGATCAGGCCGACCAACCACCGTGACCAGATACCGGCCGTCGCCAACGCGGCCACCAGCACCCACGGACCCGTTCCGGTCACCAGTCCGTAGATCTGCGTCCACACGGTGCACCTCCGTCCAGCGCACCCCGGTGAGGTGCCTCTAGAACGGGAAACGCCCCCCACAGTCCGCGCGGGCGGCCGTGGGGGGCTTCGTCTCGTACAACGACCGGGGGCGGTCGCGGGTTCCCGGGGGCTCTACACGTCGTCTTCGTCGAGAGTGAGCAGGGCGGCGGCACGGTCGTGGTTCTGGGCCAGCATGTGGGCGCAGAACTCCGCGAGATCAGCCCGCTGAAGCTCGCCACAGCACGTGCCGGTGGCAGCGACCACCACCGGGTCGTCCCACCGCCCGACACCGTGGATCGACGACGTGCCCCGAGCATCGGCAGCGGCGAAGGCGGCATCGAGCCGATCGGACGGTCCGTAGAGTTCGATGCGGTCGCGGGTCACCTCCGCGCGGCTGCCCACGGCAACGGGGCCATCGACGACCAGCGACCACAGGGCGTAGGCATCGGTTTCAGGGGCGAACTTGACGATGAAGCGGCTCACGATCAGTCCTTCAGCGGTGGCAAGCGGGTGCGGTTGGGGGATCAGGGTCGTGCGGCGGGACGGGCTCATCAGGCCCAGTGCTCCAGTGCCATCGGTTCGTCTGAGCCGGTCGCGGCCGGTTTGCGGTGGTCGAAGCGGATGCGGTCGAGCATGGGAACGCCGTCGGAGATCTTGCCGGAGATCTCGATGCGGACGCCGTTCTCCCGTAGCCGCTCCCGGCGGGTCGTCCAGCTTGTTGACTGCCATTCCTGTCGATAGGTGACGCCGGTCGACACCCACTTGACCCCCGCTGGGCGGCGCGGCGCGGCGTGTAGCGACGTCAAGCGCGTCTCAAGGTTGGTCATCATCGTGCGGTAGCGCGTCTCGCCCTTCTCACCCTTGAATAGACCTCCTTCGTACCGGTCGCGGGTCAGGTCGTCGATCGCGGCTTCTACTTCCACGATCTCGCCGGAGTGGTCCTCACCCGGGTCCACCGTGCGCAGCAACAACGGAAGGTCTCCCGTCAGCGCCAGGAACTCCCTTTCCACGTACTCTTCAACTTCCGCCGCGTGCACCGACGCCCCGGGACAGACGCCCCGACCTTCGTATCCGGCCTTGCAACGGTAGGCAACGTGATCCTTGCTTGGCGTGCGGTACATCCGATCGCCGCAAACGCACCAAAGGATGCCCAGCAAGGCAGCCTGCGGCGGACGCCCGGCACGGTCAGGGTCTGCCCGCTTCGCGATCGCGGCCTGGAGGTCTCGAAACTCCTGGTCCGTGACGATCGACTCCCCGTACCGCAAGGGCATGCCGTCTTCGTCGCGTTCAATAACCTCCCCGGAGTGCACCACGTTGCGGAGCGATTCGGACCGGAGTATCCGACGCAGCGCCGGGACGGCCCATCCCGCGCGCCGCCGGTCGTCGTCGCTCCGCAGTTCTTCTGCGCTCTTCTTCTTCCCACCCCGCTTCTTGTTAGCCTTCTCCGCCCTCCGGTTGCGTGCCACTTCCTGGCCGGTGGGGATGCAACGATCATTGAAAAGGCGCACAACCGACAGCATCGGTTCCCCGGCGATCACGCGTAACACGGCTTCCCTGATGATCGGGGCGGTCTCCGGATCGGGCTCCAGTGCATACCCAACACCGTCCGGGTGCGGGCAAGTCCGGTACCCGTAGGAAACGCGCCCGGCACCCCATCGCGCCACCTTCCGCATATGCGTTCGGGCGCCCCGAACCCGATCACCGATCGCCTTGCCCTCCATCTCCGCGAACGCCGCCAGGATGAAGGCGATGACCTTGCCGATCATGGAAGAGAAGTCAATGTCGGGATTCAAGCAGATGAGCTGCTTGCCGTTCTCCTCTGCCCATTCGAGCAGGGTTACGAAGTCTTTTAGGTTCCGGCAAAGCCGGTCGATCGATCGGAACACCAGCGCGTCGAACAGGTGCGGGTTCCGGAGCCATGCGCCCAACTGGGGCCGGTCGAAGGGGGACACCTTCGAGCCGGACACGTCCAGGTCCATCGCCTCGCCGACCTGGATCATCCCGCGACGGGTGATCTCCGCTTCGTTGTTGCCGCTCTGGGTGGTCGGCGACGTCGTCACATCCGTGTAGGAGGACAGCCGAACCACGCTCACCGCTCGCTTGACCTGCGCATCTGCCACGCAAGGATCCTTGCATGGCCTCTAGTTTCCGCGCAAGGATCCTTGCGCGACTGCCTGTAGAAGCTTCACTTCTGGCAGCAGAAGGTCCAGAAGTCCAGGAGGAGGACCTTGCCGCGGAAGTCACCGAGGTGCAGGTCCTTGCCACCGGTGTTGAGCCAACCGCGACCGATCAACTCGGGAGCACGCGACAGGCGACGGGGTTGTGCTGTGGTCACGTGAGAAGTGAACAGCGTCCCGGGTGCGGCCTGTTCCCGGGCCCACCATGTGAGCGAACCACCCTTTCGTTTTGTTCGTTTCCCGCTAGAATGGGGCAATGACAGCGATCGCGGGAGAGCGGACCGTGCTACCACCGGACAGCCCGGAGGTCCTGTCGCCGTGGGTCCGTGCGCTGACGCAGGCCGCCGGGGGTCGTGCGACCCTCGTCGCGCCCGATGGATCAGCGCTGGAACTGCCCGCCGAGGTGTTCGAAGTCCTGCGCGATGTGGTCATGGCCATGTCGCAGGGGCTGGCGATCACCGTCGCGCCACAGCACACCGTGCTGACCACGAGCGAGGCCGCGCACCTGCTGGGGATCTCGCGGCCTACCCTCGTTCGGCTGTTGGAAGCGGGCGAGATCCCCTACGAGCAGCCGAACCGGCATCGCAGATTGCGCTTGGCGGATGTGCTCGCCTACCAAGACCGCGCACGGCGAGCACGGGCATCCGGCCTGGACGAGATGGTCCGCAGCGGCGAGGACAGCGGGATCTACGACCTGCCGTTAGACACCCCGTTCGAACGGACCCCACCGGACGACGACACCCAAGAGTGA